CTAGAAAAAGCAGAAAAAGAATTACAAACACTAAAGGCAAAGAATGGCAAAAAAACCAAGAAAAATGACTGAAGATGAATTAGTCTCGCAACTAAACTCTGAGATATACGGGGCAACTGGTTACGCAAACACAGAACTGTCCAATCAAAGAGAAGAATCCATGAAGTATTATCTTGGTGAGAAGTTTGGTAATGAGATTGATGGACGCTCTGAAATCGTTACAACTGATGTAAGAGATACTGTTGAGTATATTATGCCATCTTTGATGCGTATTTTTACCACGCACAACAACATTGCAGAGTTCGAGCCACAAGGACCTGAAGATGTACAAATGGCAGAACAGGCTACCAACTACATCAATTATGTATTTAATCGCCAAAATAACGGCTTTAAGGTCCTTTATGACGCCTTCAAGGACGCACTTATCAGCAAAACAGGTGTAATTAAGCATTATTGGGAAGAAAAAGAAGAAGTCACAACAGAAACTTACACTAATCTTACAGAAATAGAATATCAGTCGATACTCGCTAATGATGACTTTGAGGTCGTAGAACACACAGAGACAGTTGTACAAAAAGCCGTTACAGATGACTTCGGTAATCTTGTAAGTCCAAAAGTTGTAGAGCATGATGTCAAAGCGAAATGTTACAAAAGCAGCGGACAAGTCAGGGTTGCAGCTGTACCACCCGAAGAATTTTTAGTTTCAAGAAGAGCGCCATCTTTAGAGGATGCGGACTTCGTATGTCATAGAGTGAAAAAATCTGTAAGCGATTTGATTGCAGAAGGATATGATGCAAGTGTAGTAAACGAGATTCCATCATACGACCAATCAGAAGCAGAGATGAATGAGGAAAGATTAGCTAGATTTAGCTATGATGATGACTCTGTGCCACCATCTGAAGGGTCAGGCCCGAACAAAAAAGTTTGGATTGATGAGTGTTACATTCGTATCGACTTCGATAACGATGGTATAGCAGAACTAAGAAAGATTACCAAAGGCGGTAATTATATCTTAGACAATGAAGAAATCGACATGATTCCTTTCTCAGCCATCTGTCCAATGCCTATACCACATAAGTTTTACGGCATGAGTATTGCTGATACTGTCAAGGACATACAGCTTATCAAGTCTACAATCATGCGTAATCTGTTAGACAATATGTATCTAACCAATAACGCAAGATACGCAGTTATGGCTGGACAAGTAGAATTAGATGATTTGCTTACAAGTAGGCCAGGCGGTATCGTTAGAATGCGTGCGCCAAACGCTGTTACAGCTTTACCTACACCACAAATACAAAACTATGCCTTTGACATGGTCAAGTATCTAGATACTGTTCGAGAAGAAAGAAGTGGTGTATCTAAAATGACACAAGGACTCAATCCTGATGTTCTAACATCTCATGTAACTTCAGGTGCTATATCAGCAGCCACAGAATCAGCTATGCAAAGAGTCGAACTCATTGCAAGAATATTTGCAGAAACTGGTGTCAAAGATTTATTTACAAACATTTATGCATTAGTTCAAAGATATGAAGACAGAAAAAAAATGTTCTATCTCAATGGTAAGTTTGTACCGATTGATGTATCAAGATGGAAAGAAAAACTAAACTGCACAATCAATGTCGGGGTAGGAAGCGGTTCACAACAATCTAAAATGCAAACTATGTCAGGCATTATGCAAATAATACAACAACTTGTACAAAATGGTGGTATGGGTACATTGGTTACACCACAAAACATATACAATGCAGTAAGTGAATTTATTGCACAATCAGGATATAAAAATACAGACCAGTTTATATCTAACCCACAAATGATGCCACCACAACAACCACCTGAGCCAACAGTAGAAGAAAAAATACAAAACCAAAAATCACAAATAGAATTACAAAAACTACAGTTGCAAGCAGCAGAAATAGAACTAGATACCGAACTAAAAGCTCAAGAATTAGAACTTAAAAAAGAAGAAGCAGCTATCGACTTAGCACTCAAACAACAAGATTTAAAACTCAAAAAATCACAGCTCGACTTGAACGAAGCAGAACTTGCACTAGAAGCTGTGCAAAATAGACCTGTAGGTATAGGGCCAAGCTAATGTCTGCTCCAAAATACTCAGGGCATGGAAAAATAAAAAGAAGAAAATTAATTTCAAAAAAAATTAAAGTTCTTAAAAAAGAAGGGAAACCACAAAAACAAGCTGTGGCAATAGCATTAAATATGTACCCTAAACGCAAGAGGTTGCCACTAGCATGAACGATAAGGATATCAAAACAGAAATAGAATTACTCAAAAGAGAAGTAGAAATAATTAAAACAAACCATTTGTCGCACATGGCAAAAGATATTGATGACCTGATGGACGATGTCAAAGATATAAAGATAGAAGTTTTTAGGTTTAAGTATATTGCTTATGGTGCGATAGTTGTTTTTGTTTTAGTAAGTGATAAATTTAACGACATATTGAGGTTACTATAATGTACGGGAAACCAATGAAGAAAAAAGGCAAAAAGAAAAAGGGTAAATGTTGTGGGTGCTAAAACCAAACATTATTTTAAAACAGGCAAAGAGTTCAAAGGTGCAGTACACAAGATGCCTAACGGAAGTATACATACAGGTAAGACACATTCTAAGACATCGAAACCTGTAGTGCATTTCAAAGACTTGTCTGCACGAGCAAAGAAGGTAGCTAAATCATGATGAAAAAGAAAAAGAAAAAAACTTTTCCTGACTTAAACAAAGATGGAAAAGTAACACAAGCTGATATCTTGATGGGTAGAGGTGTGTTAAGAAAACAAAAGAGTGGTAGATATGGCTAAAGCTAAAAAGGGTAGAAATGTACCAACTAATCCTGCTCTGTATTCAAGAGTAAAAGCTGAAGCTAAGAGAAAGTTCAAAGTCTATCCATCTGCTTATGCAAACGCATGGCTAGTTAGAACTTACAAGAAAAGAGGTGGAGGTTACCGAAGTGGCTAGGGCCACAGGTGGACTTACTAAATGGTTCAAAGAAAACTGGGTTGATATAGGTTCACCAAAAAAAGGTGGTGGATTCAAAAAGTGTGGTCGTTCTAAAGGAAGTGGTCGCAAGTATCCTAAATGTGTACCTGCTGCCAAAGCTGCAAGAATGAGTAAATCTCAGATAAGGTCAGCAGTATCTAGAAAAAGAGCCAAGCCACAAGGTGTTGGGGGTAAACCAACTAATGTCGCAACATTCGCAAAAGGAAAAAGGACAAGAAAGGTCTAAGTATTATTCTAAAAGGTATGATTATTATACTCTTTTAGGATATCCGGTTTGCCAAGCTTCTAAGCTAGCGCACAGAGATTTAGCTAAAGAATTTAAACAAAAAGACCCGACTGAGGAAAAATTAAAACCAATTTGAAAGCAAAAGATTTACAAACATTTATGTTGAAAAACCGACTTTCTGTCGAACAACTATTCAGAATAACTGGTCATAAACCTAACGAGATTCGTGGATATTTGCGAGGCAATAAGAAGATTCCTTGGATGTGGACCGAGGAACACCTCAAACAAAAAATAACTAACAACGATTAACTACACCTGCCTAGCAGATAGAATCGAGGAGAAATAATGGTCGAAGACAAAAAACAAGCCCAAATACAAGCAGGGCAGGATGCAAAAGTATTGCTCGAAAACCCACAGCTTGTTGCAGCTTTTAACAAAGTTATAACTGAAGGATATCAAGCATGGGTATCTACAGACATTAACGATAGTCAAACAAGGGAATCGCTTTTTCATCAACAAATTGCAATCCTTAAAGTTAAAAATGTTTTAGTACAAACTGTTGAAAATGGACAGATACTAGAAGAAGAACGAAAAGGAGGTAAATAATGAGTGAAAGTATACCAACAAAGGAAAGTAAACATAGCGGGATTCCTGTGACTGATGTTGAATCAGCACAGAAAGCACTTCTTGAATCTATGAGGGCCTCGAAAGAACAACCCAACGAGATTGCAGAAGAAACAGAAACTCAGGAAGCAGTTTCTGAACAGGCAATGGAAGTTGCCGAATCAGTTGAAAACGAAGCTGTTGAGACATTAACAGCAGAGGACTTGGTTGATGATAACCAACAAGAGCAAGTCAGCGAACCTCGTACATATACTGTCAAAATTGATGGTAAAGATACTGAGGTCACCGAAGATGAGTTGTTGTCTGGTTATAGTAGACAAGCTGATTACACTAGAAAAAGTCAAGTATTGGCAGAGCAACGCAAAAAGATGGATGAAGAACTCGCTGCGACTCAACAAGAAAGACAGCAATACCAATCGCAACTTGAACAATTCAATCTACAAGCCGATTCCAAATTAGAGGAGTTCAAATCGGTGGACTGGGTAAAACTCAAGGAAGAAGACCCAATGGAGTACGCTCTCAAAAGAGACCAGTACAGGGAGCTTCAGGAAAATAAAAGATTAGTTGCTGAAGAGCAACAAAATCTTGCACAGAAACAACAAGCAGAAATGCAAACAAAGTGGAATGAAGAACTTGCAAGACAGCAAGAAGT